CTCCAGTCGTCATATTTATCCCGTTGCGCCGCCAAATGTGTTACGCCGCCCATAGCGGCCAACGGAGCAGCACCTAAAGTAAAGGCACCCATTGAGCTTGCAGAAGGCAGAAAACGGCCGGCACCGGCAACACCTTGACCGCCTTGGAAGAACCGCCATCCGCCGCTTACCATTGAGCTTGTTCCCACAGTTGCGGATACTGCCGCAGCCCCTTGACCCGCCGCCACCGCTGTCTGCGCGGCTTCCTGATTACCTCTGGCCCAGTCGGCAATACCTTTAAGCTTATTGGCCACCATGTCGGTAAAGCTTGAGAATGCGCCATATTCAGCTTCGCTGTATGCCGTTTTGAGCTGTTCTTTTTTGAATCCGGAGCCATCGGCCACAAATTGATAAGCCCCATCTACTGCACCGGTGGCGTTGGCTTGTCCTTGCTGCAGTCGTGCGGCTTCTTGCTTGTTGTTGATGAGCGAGAGCAACGCCATTAAGGCTTGGCGGTCTGAAACCAACTGGCCGACAGCCGTACCGTCAACCAAAGCTTTCTGGTTTTCCAGTAAAGCCAACTTAGCCTCATCACCTTGCGCTGCGGCCATCTGCTTCATTAAGGCAGCACTCTTTTCATCTTTCTGCACAATTTCACTGACAATATCGACCAAAGCGTCCAGCGAATTCATGCCGGCAGCCTGACGCTTATTCATACTGGCCGTAAAGTCAAAACCCTCTTGGCCGTTAATGTCGATTTTCTTTGCCTTTGTAACAATGTCCTGACTGCTGATTTTCGCCAGCAGGTTGACCAGGTTGTTACCGGCTTCGTCTGTACTGCCTGCAGTCATAAACGCCAATTGGTTGGCATTTAACAAACTGCTGAAATTATCCAGTGTCGCGCCCATACCTGCGGACTTCATTGTCGCCAACTGTTGCGGCAGCCATCGAGCCATGTCTTTCAGTTCAAAACCGCCATCTGCGCCCGATTGCATTGCGCGGTCGAGCAATGCAGGAATATCGGCTTCTTTGAACCCTGACTGTTTCGCTTTAGTCACAATATTGGCAATATCATCGGCATCCGCATTGGCGGCCAGTGCTGTTTTCATTACGGTTGGCAACATCTGTTTTACGGCAGCATCACTCAATGACCCGCTGGCCACCATGGTATTCATCGCCTGCAAGGCTGCTTCCTTAGATGTTCCGCCAAGATAAGCGGCATCATTGACCGTTTTATTAATTTCTGCCATGCCTGCGCGTTTTTCCGCCAAAGTCTTGCCCGCATACATGGTATTGGTCGCGTGACGCAGCTCCGTGTCATAGTCCATTGTCCGGCTGACCGGCTGAGCCAATACATAAGCCCCTGCCGCCGCACCGGCGGCAACCGAAGCCGCGCCGCGCGCCAAACTTTTACCGCCTTGGATCATTCGGTTGAAACGGCTGCCGCTGTTCATTTCGGCATTTAACTCACGAATACGGCTGCGCGTCTGTTGGGCGGCTCGCGCCAGTTCATTGTGCGAAGCACGGCCGCTTTTGGCCATTGCGTTGTAGGCTGCTTGAGTACGTTGGATTTCACGGCGGATTTCACGCTCTGTGCGGATGCCCAAACGGGCGGCAGCTGCATGCATCAGCTGTTGTTGCCTGCCGGAAGATGATGCCGCACGGCTTTGAATCTGCATCGTACGGTTGGCCTCGGTTGCCAAGCGGCGCAGGCCGACACTGGCCTCATCTCGGAACTTGGCAACTAATTCGACTGTATTACGGCTCATTTTTTCTTCCGTTTACTGATAAAAGTTTGAGTATGTCCGCCAGATGCAGATGGAACTGAGGTTTTGGCCGATGGGGCAAACCATGGCAGCACCACGGGAGCGGCACGGCCTCGGTCAATTAGATCAGCCTGCTTCAGCCAGCCATCAAGCTCCGGCTGAGTCATCTTGCCGATATCGTCGGCAGAGATACCGTAGCTCCCCAGCTTTAAGACTGCGTATCGGTAGCGGTCGGCACGGGCTGAACGGACAGACGCTTTTTTGCCAGCAGCTCTTGGGCGAAATAAAGCGCGTCAAAATCGGTTGCGACCAATTCATCGACCAAGAATTCGGGCGTTAAGGCATCAGGTTGAATCGTACCGATATGGTCGAGAGAGGCTGAATAGGCTGCCAACATACGCGCCTGACCATCCAGCGTTGGGTCAATAGCCATATCTTCGCGCACGGTCAGCAGATGCATGGAAAAATCACGATGGACAGCGCCGTCAACAGAGATACCGTACTTCAGACGGCCTGAAACGGTTTTCAGGTCAGAAGAAACAACCAGCCCATACTCTTTTGCGGCATGTTCGAGTTCTTTGGAAATTGAAGACATAATAAAAGCCTCTAAACGGTTAATCGGATAAAAATCCAATTATCGTTTAAAGGCTATTTAAACCGTCTTTAACAGGTGTCAGTTTCGGATGGTTTACTCAATCACTTTACGGGTTGCAAAGCCGGTCACATCAATGACCAATTCGTTGTCAACCGTATAGCTTTCACCTGCCTCTTTAGCGCAGAAGCCCAAGTAAGAGGTTGGACGTGCGCCATTGATATCAGGAACCAGCGAGATTTTTGCGTCTTCGATTTTATCCCAATCGATAACCGTACCGTCTGTCGGCACAACGGCGGTAAAAGAAATATCATACTGGCCGACACCGCGCGTAAAGCCTTTGACGCGACGTGTGCGGTTCATGGTTTTAACTTCTTTTTTGCCTGTGATGTTTTTCACATCAATCTTGGTGACCTCCACCTCGGTCGCACCGACATACAGCGTTACGCTGCCTACATATTCTGTACTCATGTTCTTTCCTTTTTACAGATACAGGTCGATAACCATGCCTACTTGGTGCAGGCCGTTAACCACATCGGATGGCACACGGCAGTTGAGCATGCCGGTGTTTTGTGCATCGCGTTCCACAATCAGTTTGGCCAAATTGTTTTCAACGTCTTCGACAATTTCCAATTCTTCGCATTTCATCAACACGTCAATCAACTCGGAGCGGACACGGTCAATGGTTCGCCCGGTCATTTTGTCGCGCGGGAAACGCAACGCGATACGGTCGGCACACGCGCCTGATACATAAATCAATGTGCGTACGGTAGTCATATCGAGCAGGCTTTCGTCTGCCGTGCCGTTAGCGGTTTTGGTATAAGTCGAAATAGCGCGGACGATTTGGGCGGATGTTCCGTCCGGGCTGGTTTCAATAGGGGTAACGCCGTTGTAGAGCGCGTTTTCCTGTTCGGTACGCATCGTCTTGTCCGCACTGTCGCACACACCGATGCCGTTGAGCTTCAGGGTATTGAGCGGACGAGCCGGATCTTCCTCACTGGCCGCTACGGCAGCAAACGCGGCCGCCAGCTCGCACGGCAGGCTGGGCGTTTTACGATACCAGGCCGAATACAGATAACCGCTGTTCAGACGGCCTGCCTGTGTCGTTGTCTGCGCCAATGCTCCGGTTTGACCGTAAATACCCAATGCCCAGCGTTTTTCTTCGGGTGCGCCGACAGTGTCCAAATGTGCGCGCAACTTCAAGAGGTTCGCCTCATCGGTACAGCCTACCGCAATTAAATGATGGCCTTCGGCAACCACTGCATTCAATGCGGGGCCGATATCGGCATCGGCATCACCGCCGCTCATGGGCCTGACCGCAACGGTAATCCCTTCGGCGGTATTGCTGGCACGGATACGGATATGGTTGCCGTGCGTGCCTTTATTTTTAGCCGTCAGCGTTACCAAGCCTTCAGAGGCTGTCGCCGTTACCGGCAATGATGTTTCGGCATCAATGGCGGCTTTGACGGCAGAGGCTACGGTTGCGGCGGTTGCATTGGCGGCGACACCGACGGTCAGCGTATCGGCATTGCCGATGTTGACGCGTAAAACGCCTTGCGTATCGGCAGTGCCCGTAATCGTGATATTGCCGGTCGCCGCAACGCCTGCTTCATTGTCGGCAACGGTAATCAGGCTCAAATCTGCATATGCGTAAGCCTTGATAGCGGCCAATGCCATCAAATGCGCCTGAGAGCCGGCACCATACGCAGCTGCGACATCGGCCGCAGAATAGATATTTGCCAGCGCAGTCAGCTTGCCCGCCTTGGGATTGCTGTGTTGCGCAATCAGCAGTACACGTTGCTTGTTGGTTGGCAGGTTGCGTACAGCAAGCTTGGTGTTCCATTCGACGTAAACGCCCGGCTTACGCGTACTGGTCTGAATTTTGTCGAAACTGACGTTTGCGGAAGTCATGATTTGTTGCCTTTCGGGTTGTCCTCAACAATAACCAAGTCGCCGTAGTGAATACAGCGCAGGTAATACGCGGCATTCGGCACTTCGACCGCTTCTTGGTCGGTAATATATTCATGTGGCTTTCCTGCCATAGGTACTTGCAGACCTGTGGCGGCACGAACTTTAATGGTTTCAGTCATGTTTTACCTCGGTTTTAACGGTGGCCG